AGCATGGGTATTGACCATGAGTACATCTTGCACAACCTCAAGTGTCTTTGTGAGAACAGCGATGATGAGAATATAATTCTCCAGAGCACTAAAGAACTTGGTAAGGTCATAGGCACTCTTGGCACTACCACGATACGACAACAGGAAGTGGGTGTATTAGGGATGCTTCAAGAGTTTAGCCCTGAGCAATTAGCTGCTGTTAAAAGACCTGAGTTGGAGGTCAGCACTTCTGATAGCGAGGAGTCATAATGAAGTATCTTGTATACTGGTCAGATATGTTAAAAAATAAACAGGGAGATGCCCCTATGAGAGCATTTGATACTACCATAGAAGCAAATGCATATATCAATGGATGCGTAGATGTAGTTGGGACATTTACTAAAGGGGTTGATACAATAGACTTAGTAAAAGAGTTTTATGTTCAAGATACGGAAAATAAGGATACAAAAAAATGATATGTCCCAAATGTTCTTCAATGCGGATAAAGAAAAACGGGCGAAAAAAATCAACGGCGGCGGACGGTTCGGAGAAATTAGCACAACAGTTCCATTGTCATTCATGTAATTCAAATTTCTCTATTCCTATCAATACTGAGATAGACTACGTAGAGAAGAAAGTAGAACCAGGAGAAGTCTTAGAAGTAAAGTCAGATTATGTAATGAGAATACATGGTCTAACCGACATTCATGTTGGTGCTGTAGACTTCAGAAGGGACAAGTTCCTAGAAGCGGTAAAGGAAATATACGAAGACCCTCATGCACGGTGGTTTGGTAATGGAGATATTCTGGAGTGTATCCCACCAAATTACAAGATAGTGCAGAGAGGCCAGGTCATCTCACCAGATGAACAGCATTTGGCATTTATGGATTTAGTGAGACCAATTCAAGACAAGTGCATCTTTATCAGAGGTGGAAATCATGATTATCTCCGATCAATTAACATGTTGGACTATGATGTCTCTAGAATGATTGCCAGGGATATGGATGTTCCATATTTTGAGTTACCTGGGTATCTAAGAGTTAATATTAGTGGTAGAGAGTGGTACATGGCATCTGGTCACGGTTCTTCTGGAGCTAAGAATGGAGATTTGGAGCTAGATAAGATGAGAGATGTCTATTCTATGGGAGACATTTTCTATCTTGGTCATAATCATCAGTTGTATGCAAAGCCTATTGATTCTCTAGGAATAGATGAGGATGGAAGAGAGACTTTGAAGAGATGTTGGTACATAAGAGGTGGAAGTTTTCTTGGGTATGCTCATTATGTGAGATATAGATTGATGCGTGTTGCGAGAGCTGGCTGGGTAGTAATGGAATTTAAGAAGGATGATATTAACTGTTGGGTAGCATAGAAACAGAAATATTTAGCCTAAAAGTAACACCTAAGAAGATGGCTCTTGATGATGCTATTGCAGAATTGAAGACGAAAAGGAAGCAATTAACAATGCTCCGAATATTAAAGCCTACGTCTAGGGAAACAGCAATATTAAGAGAGTTGTTTTCTATAATTGACGGGATGGAAGTACCAGAGAGGATGGACGTACAATGAGTAAAACGAAGACTTTTAAGAGAGACCTTGTAGATGGGATGAATGTTATGATGAATAGAATTGTTCAATTAGAAAATGTCTTAACTTCTTATATTGACATGGAAGGGAAAACTGAAGACATCAAGAAGAGATTAGAAAGTGAATATAAACAAAGAGAACGTAAGCGAAGCAGAAGAAGTTCTAAAACTAGCAAAAAGTGATCTTATTGCATTTGGGAAACTTTTTTTACCCAATGACTTTATGCGGTCAGAGACACCTGCTTTTCATTATGAGGTAGCTGATTCTACTGACGACTTAGAAACTAAGCAGTTAGCTATCATTGTACCGAGGGGACATGGGAAGACTGTCCTCACTAAATGTAGTATTATAAAAGATTTCGTTTTCGCTCCAGAGCTTCTTTTTTATGGATGGGTTTCTGCCACTCAGAAACTTGCTGTTGGTAATATGGATTATATTAAACACCATCTTGAATTTAATGAGAAGATAAAATACTATTTTGGAAATCTAAAAGGTCCTAAATGGACAGAAGAAGACATTGAACTAAGAAATGGATGTAAGCTAATTTCTAAGAGCAATGTTGCTGGAATACGTGGTGGAGCGAAACTTCACAAGAGATACGACTTAATTATATTGGATGACTTTGAACATGAAGCAAATACCATTACTCCCGAAGCGCGTGCTAAAAACGCCAATCTTGTCACAGCTGTTGTTTATCCTGCTCTTGAGCCTCATACTGGTAGGTTACGTGTTAATGGGACTCCTGTACATCACGATTCATTCATTAATAACCTTCTCAGAAACTTTTCGATTGCTAAAAAAGAAGGTAAAAAGTTTAGCTGGCACGTTATCACTCACAAGGCGTTAGACCCAGACGGGAATCCCTTGTGGCCAAGTTTCTTTGGAAAGAAGAAGCTGGCAGAGAAGAAGAAGTTCTACCGTGATTCTGGACAGGCGTCAAAGTTCTTTCAAGAATATATGATGGAGGTGATGAGTGAAGAAGATGCGATGTGGCGTAGAGAACATATCAAAAAGTGGGAAGGATATTACGAACACCGTGATGGGCTTAACTATCTTATACAGAACGGAGAAGAAGTGCCTATCAATACATTTATCGGGTGTGACCCTGCTACTGACATTGATACTAAAGAATCTGATTTTAGTGTCATTATGGCTGTGGGTATTTGTCCAGATAATAACTTACACGTCCTTGAATACGAAAGACACAGAAGTATCCCAACGGTGGGTTCAAAATCACTCAATGGAGAGGTTTTAGGAAAGAAAGGTGTTGTAGATTTCATTATAGAGTTATATGATAAGTATCATTGTACTAGTGCCACCGTGGAAGACGTTGCGATGAATAGGTCAATCTTCCAGGCTATGAATGATGAAAGAAGAAGGTTAAATCGCTTTGATATAGCGGTAATTCCTGAGAAGCCAGGTGGAACACAGAAGAGAAATCGTATATATAGCGGATTATCAGGTAGATTTTCAATGGGAACTGTCCATATTAGGTCCAATCACTTTGATTTAGAGCACGAAATCCTTACATTTGGCCCAAGAATGGCTCACGATGACACCATTGAAACTCTTTATTATGCAAACGTGCATGCTTTTCCGCCTTCTTTGAAGCGAAATAAGGAGAAAACGGGCTGGTTTAAGCCTAAACGTAAGGCAAAGTCTTGGATTATAGCATAGATGGGTAACTATTTAAATAAAATCGTAGGAAAGAAGGTAGACAAGGCTGTCAACCAAGTAAAATGGTATGGAAGACCCGCTTCTTTGATCCCAGGAGCTGATTATGCTGATATGCTTGAGAATAGAGCGGCAGATTTTACAGATGCTATCTATAATTTGTCAGGGAAAGGTAGAAAGAAATCAGAAAAAGCCGCTATGAAAGCAATAGAACGTATAAGATCAGGTAAAACTGTTGCTTATCGTGTTGAGGATGAAGCAATTCCAGCTTCTGAGACTATGTTCTCTGAGAGTTATGGTGCTGATGTAGATGAATACTCTATTCTTGGGGAGAGAAGGCGTGCTGGGTGGCAAAAAGAACCAAATTTCATGTTTGACTTATTTAGTACTGATCCAGATACTATTTTTGTAGCAGGAGGAAGGTCTGAAGGTGATGTTCGTCAAACGATGGCTCATGAAGGTGTTCATGAAGCAGGTGTATACCACGATACAGAATCAAGTGGTCAAACTGACTTTGATATGGCATTAGATTTATTTAGATATGAGTGAGAAGTACGATTCCCTAACACATTCTCTTAGATCAAGTGCAAGCCCTGGTGGTAAAAGGGACTATTGGGACTTACAGTATAGGTCTAAGTGGAAGGCACCTAAGTTTATGCAAACTCCTAGATTTAAGAGTTATTCTCATACACCAAAAAGTACTCTTCAGTCTTTACTTGGAAAGAAGTTGAATTTCCCTATGGGTGGTGGATCAGAAATTTCTATTGGAAGATTTAATCAGAGAGTGCCTACGGATATTGAATCACCTAGTGAATATAGCCCAGGTGGTGAGTTAAAGTATGAAGACAATCCTATGTATGGAATAAAATTTAAGAAGAGGTTCTAATGGCTGTTCCTAGTAGAACATCACTTCTATCATCCAAGACATATGAAAAGGCAGTTCTTCAGTCTGATGATCCTTTAGGTGTTGGTCTTATGCCAGCCGAGACAGAAGA